TCCTACTCTTGAACTTGGTTCATATACTCATATTGCAAATTCATTCCACATCTACGAACATCATTTTGATGCAGTAGAAAAAATGTTAGCTTGTGATTTTACAAGAGAAGAAATTCCAAGTATCGACAATAATTTAATTACTACAAGCGGCACACCAACCTCAGAACTTAATGTGTTATTCCATAACACTCAAGACGATCACGAATTATTCGCAGATCCTTTATTTAAGTGGATTTGTTCAAATATAAAATAAGATGATAAAATACATTAAACCTTTCACCACTAGATTAATCACAGTTTTATTGACTTCATTAATCTGTTTTTTAGCATTCAAGATTTGTACTCTTGAAGAAGTATTCGATGTGCAGATTACTTATGTGCAATGGCTAGGAATTTCTACAATTTCTGTGCTCCTATTTACTCAACCAGTTAGCGATAAAAAAGAATGACTCAAAAAGATTTAAAATATCACAAGACTTATTTAAAGATGGCAATGGAGTGGTCAACGCTCTCTTGTTGTAGTCGCAAAAAAGTTGGTGCAATTATCGTAAAGGACGGAATGATTATCTCAGACGGATTTAACGGCACGCCAAAAGGTTTTCTAAACGACTGCGAAGATGCAAATGGTGATACCTATTGGTATGTTTTACATGCCGAAGCTAACGCTATCTTAAAGGTTGCAAAATCTTCGCAAAGTACAGATGGAGCAACGCTGTATGTAACTTACTCTCCATGTAAAGACTGTTCTAAACTTATAGTTCAGTCTGGAATCAAGAGAGTCATTTATGGTGAAGAATATCGAGACCTTGCCGGCTTAGTTATCTTACGAGAAGCTGGAGTCGATATTTTAAAATTAGACATATAATATGGAAGATCGACAAGTTTCAATAGTTTTCGTTAAAGAATACAAAAATTTTATTAGTGCTTTTGAAAAAAAGAACAAGGAAGATTATGTATTAAACGTTAGTAAAATTATCAAAGACAAATTCAATACTAAGTTTATTGTGCCTAATAAAGTACAGTCTTTTCTTCTCAATTATGAAATTAAGAAATTATTAGATAAGGCAATCAATATTAAAAACAAAAAGTATCGTCGAGTAGTTTATCTAAATTCTAACTTGTCTGCGTCAATTATCTTAAACACAATTGATTTCGTAGAGGACGAATATTCGGAACTCGCCTTTTCCTACTTTTTAATTGAGTCTAAATCACTAGACGAACCTCAAATTAATACAATTGATAAGTTAACTAAAATAAAAATATGAGCATAATTAAAACCTTTTCTGCTTGGGTAAAATCCCTAAATGAATCTTCAAAAGACGCCTATGATTATGGGTGTGCAATGGTATACTATGATATGCCACAAATGCAAAAGATACATGACGCAATTTCTCCAGATGATGTTTATACTGAAGACGGAGATAGTTCGTATGGCTTAGAAGACGAGCCTCACACTACTCTTCTTTTTGGGTTCCATGGCGATGTTGATGCATCAGATGTTCTACATGTGTGTAACAAATTTGAATATCCTAAATTGGAATTACACAATGCTTCTTGTTTTAATAATGATAAGTATGATGTGCTAAAATTTGATGTTAATTCACCAGAGCTACATAAAGTCAATGCCAAGTTAAAATCTCAGTTTGCAAAAAAATATACTAGCAATTTTCCTGATTACCATCCTCATGGTACAATTGCATATATTAAAAAAGGAAAAGGTCAACATTATGCTGACCTTTTTAAAAATGAGTCTTATTTAGTGACTCCTAAGAAATTAGTTTATTCGATGCCTAGTGGCGATAAGCAAGAAGTTGAACTTTAGTATTCGTCTTCTTCCTCTTCTTCAGTCTCAAAAGATCTTAATAATCTTTCAGCTGCTTTTACACTAGTCATATCTGCTGGAGCGTCTTCTTCCTCTTCTTCAAATTCGTCTTCTTCCTTTTGACGAGGTTCATTGAATCCGTATGCATCATCGTCTCCACCTTCAGTATCTTCTTCCCAATCTTCCATGTCCTCAGTTGGTTCACTTGAGTTTGGTTCAAAGATCTTTTTGTATTTAGCGTCATCCATTACTGGAGCATCTGGCATAATATGTAATTTTCTTGCTTTAATATCAACGAAAGCAACCATATCACCATCCGCATCTAAGTAATCTACACGAGATCCGTCTTTACTTCTATAAAAACTATCAAAATCAATTCGTGCTTGCATTAGTTTATCTTCAGCATCGCCGATTGCATCGCCATCACTTTTTCCACGTAATCCCATTTTAGTAGCATCATCTGGATTTACTCCCATTGACTCTGCTTGGTCATAATATTCATTAACGAATTGTTTAAATGAAGTATGTGACATTCCCTCGTTTGCAGCCTTTCCGACCATTACTACCGGAATACCCATGTGATCGTAAGAATCAGGATAGTTCATTGGTTTCTTCTTTTCTTGCTTATATACAAGATCATTGCTCATGGCTTTGTATGTAGGGTTATACACCTCGTGCTTAAACGCTGGGTGACGATCTACAACTCTTTGAAATCCATCTAATTTTGGATTGTCGTTTACTTTCTTACCGCTTTTATCACGATACATTTTTGCAGAGCTAGGTCCACCGAATCCTGGTTTTTTAAGATCCATATAGTTGTCAAAACTCATAATATCTCGACGATGTACATTAAACATTTCCATTTCTATAATAATATTTTTATTAAACGCGAATTTCTCCGATACGAGTTTCTTTCCAAGCATCTGCTCTAAATTTAGCAGTAACTTCATATAGACCAGTTGCAGTATAATTTAAGTCCATTGCAGTTAAACCGCCGTTTGGAATACATGGAGTAAATCTAAACTCTCTGAAAATATCACCAGCTTTATTGAATATCGCTACGTAAATTTGACCATAGTAGTCTTTCTTTAAACCTTGTCTGCCAGTCAATGGGTCGTATGCAAGATCAAACCATCCTCTTAAGATGTTGTAGATATACATATTATTTTCTTCATTTAAGTTGACAGAAAACTTAATATCTAAGTCTGCAATTGTCTCTTTTGGAACCGCTCCAGAGTAAGAACGTTTTGCAAACTTATAAGTTTGAGTAACAGTATCAGGTGCAGTTAACTCTGGCAAACCTTTAATCTCCATAACGTGCTCAACTAGTAAGTCAACATTATCTGTAATGCTTGCAGGAGGTGTAATAACTACTTCGAACTGGTTTAAGAAAACAGGTTCGTAATAATTTGTTGCAGCTCTTGAATTATCCCAATGTGGTAAACCGGCCATTTTATTGTGATTATTTTATTTTATTTATTTGATTAAGCAGTAGGTTTGGCCTCTGCATCTTTTGTTGTATCTTCAATTGTAAAAAGATTATCATAATCTACTGCGGCTCCTGCTGAAACCATGGTAGATCTATGAGAATAGGTATCGATTGCAACCGATTCTCCAACGAATTCCAGAATCAGAGACGGCACAATTGTTCTAAAAACAATATCTTCAATATTTTCAACATCATCTCTTTCCTTTATACGAGAAATAGGTTCGTCTCCAGAATTGTCTAAGCTAATTGAAGTTGTTCCGTCTACTGTCACCTTAAATTTATCCCATGTTCCAGTAGGTTGACCATCTAATGTATCAACCATTCCAGTCGAAAGTTTTAGGGTGATTTGAGGGCGTCCTGAATTTAAACCACTAGTTGAAACTTCTCTTAGCACAACATGATCAGTCGTTAGAGAAGCTTCGAAATAAGTATTTTTAAAATACTTTTCGTTTAACTCCTTTATTTTAACTGCTGATATTCCTGTTCCAGAGCTAGCAAGATTTAAAAGATCAACTCCATACTCTGGTTTAATTCTTTTCTTAAGTGCTTCACTAGCTAATTCAAATTTTCTCTTTAGGATATTAACTTCACTTAAGACAACATAAGAAGAGGTAGCATAACCTTCCTTAAACTTCATGTCTGGGAAAATATCAACCTGGTGAAGAACACAATTAATTTTTTTAGGATCAATTTTAGTTTCACCATTGTCAATTTCCCATCTTACATCGTGACTAACAATAGCTTGAAAGACGAAACCTCCGTCCTTTGCACTAGCCTCGTCACCATATTTTTCAAAAAGTTTAGTCATTAAGATGGTTTACGGTCTCTTGTTCTTTTGTAATTCTTCCAAATTTCGTTGTAGATATTACATGAAGCCCCTAAAAAGTTAATAATTCCGACATACTTTTTCTTGTCCTCACCTTCCATGTTTGCAATTTTAACTCCAAGTTTCTTTGCATCATTTACAGTAAGTTCTTCGTCGTCGTCTTTACCGACTAATTTTTTAAGGTCTCCCTTCTTTTCGTACAGAGCGAACTTATTGAAGCTCTCAATTGCTTTATTCATATATAATTGAATTATTTAGAGCTAACTATGTTCTTCTTCTTAACAGTGCTTAAATACTCTTTAGTGTATTTGTCAATGTGAGGAGTGCCTTTACCTTTAACTGGTCCTTCTGCTAATTCTTGTTTAACTTTTGCAGTACCAGTAGCACTTTTGTCTGCTACATTAGCTTTTCCGCTGTATCCAGCCGCTGCTTTTTTGAAAGCTGACATGAATTGATTATAGTTCATTACAGGATTACTCATTTTGTCCTAGATTTTTTTATTATTTATCTTTATGTTGTAAGATTTTTTTAGTATTGTTTATTAGAGATAGACCAATTTTAACAATATGCCAGAATTAGCAGAGATAAAAATAATGTCAGAATACATCAATAATGTATGTCTTGGCGAAGACTTTACAAGTATTAGTGTCTCACCAGAGGTTGAAAGAAGACTTGCGTTAATCCAGCCGACTGACTTACAGATATTTGACATTTCTGCCGAGTCTAGAGGTAAAGAACTACTCTTAACTCTAACTTCAGGCATTGACAAATATCAACTATCTGTCTCAATGGGCATGTCTGGTCACTGGGTTCTATGTAAAGGCTGGGCTGCTCCAAAGCACACTCACCTTAAATTTAGAACGGTTTCGGGTAATTCACTATGTCTGGTAGATGCTCGTCGTTTTGCCAAATGGAAATGGAGCACAGGGTGGTCGCCAAACAGAGGACCGTGTCCAGTTACTCAATTTGACCAATTTAAGGAAAATATCTGCCAATCCTTTGATAAAAAGGCATTCGCTAAACCGGTTCATCTCGTGCTCATGGATCAGCGTTATTTTAATGGTATAGGAAATTATTTACGAGCTGAAATATTATACAGGGCAAACCAGGATCCCTTTGAGGAGGCTCGTACTGCGCTTACTAATAATCCTGCAATACTTGAACTGTGTAAAACTATCCCATTTGAAGCATATCTTATTGGAGGAGGTCAGTTAAAGGACTGGTCGAACCCATTTGATGTTCCGCCAGATGGATTTGACAACTGGATTAAGTGTTATAGTAGATCCGATCGCTCTATTCTTGATAAAAACGGTCGAACTTTTTGGTATTATCAATCCCAATGTAAATAATTATGCATACAGTAATTGTAAAAATAAAAGTTAAAGCAAAAGACGAGTCACAACTGCCAGATTGGGGCCTAGGTAAAGGTATCCTGGCCGAGCAAGAGGTTGAGCTATTGGAAGAGGTAACTGAAAGTAATAAACTCAGACTTGCTTACAAACTTGAGGAAGTCTATTCCGAACTATTAGCATCTACATTAGAAACAATAATTGAAATAAAAGATGAAAGGAACACTGCATAAAACACCAAGCGGATGGATTGTAGTTTATGATGAAATCATTGGAGAAAACATTGTAAAGAAAAATCAAAATTCACTGCCATTAGTAGACAATGGCCACATAGATGGACTAAAGTTGTATGCCTCTAATGAAGGACTAGAAGTAGAGTTTGAGATTGTATCAAATGAAGGTGAACCGTTAGGCAAAGGTGAACAACCATATACGCAATACGCTAAACTTGCAAAGATAACTACGCCTGAAGAAGACAAAATGGTAACAAAATGTTACTGCGGACACACTACATATTGTGACTGTGATCCATTAGAAGAAGACTTGTTAAAGGATTTGGATGTAACATTAATGGATGGTTTAGAAAATGAGCCATACATTTCAGATGACTTTCAAATTGGACCTGATGGAGCTTATGAACACACCGAAGAATGGAATACATCACCAAGAGAAAAAGCATCTGAGTTAATTGTGGATTATCAAATTAAAGTTAAGTCACTAGATTATAATGAAGCTAAACAGTGTGTCTTAGTTATGGTAGATCAAATTAAAAAAAATATTATATGACCAGGACTCAATGGTAAGATATGATTATTGGTTTGAAGTTAAAAAGGAAATAGAAAAGTTATGAAAGGAACATTACATTTAGTAGAAAGCGGTTGGGAAGTTTGGTATGCTACGCCAAGAACTGATAACCAAAATGGATATTATTTAGGAAGATTGCCTCTACACCTTGATACTTTTAATATAACTGACCCTATGAAAAACATAGTGACTTGTTCAGAAGGACTAGAAGTAGAGTTTGAGATTATTGATCATTTTGATAATAATGGACCTGAACATTTCAAAAAATTTGCTAAAATTATAATATGAAACGATTACTATGGTTAGACGATATTCGAGATCCTTTTACTCCCATTGAAAATGACGGTGGGTCATGGCTAATATTTAGCCCAATTGAACAACCTTATACTGTATATTGGGTAAAATCATATCGCGAATTTGTGGATTGGATTAAATTCAATGGATTGCCAGATGCAATCTGTTTTGACCACGACTTAGGAATGGAGGTTGCGCTTAAAGCTAGGGAAAAGGGCATGTCTAAACGTGAATCTAGGAAACTAAAGCAGAAAGAGATGACTGGAATGGATTGCGCAAAATGGTTAGTTGATTACTGCATTGATAACCAATTGACTTTACCGTTGTATAATATACAGTCAGCCAATCCAGTCGGTAAAGAAAATATCGATGGATTACTTAAAAATTTTATAAAACATCAAGATGGCAACATATAAGGAACCGAAATGGACATTTTACTTGTATAAAAATTATGCATTCACATGGAAACCGCATTACAGTCACCTAAGAGAACTATTATGGAAAGATAAATATGACTCTCCGCGTTGTGAACTAGAACCATATTATAGATTTGAATGGTTATGGTGGGGATTCAGAGCACAGCAAGGAACTGATGATGAATGGGAACAGTGGTTATGGGTACACAAATATCACGATGGTGATGTAGAGAAAGCGAAACAAACTTGGGGTTGGATAGATTATAATACAAAAAAAAATACTTGGAACGATGAATATGGCAACTAGAACACAAAGAGAAGAATTTACAATGACTGCAATCCTCAAGCAACTTGAGATTGCAGGTGTGGACCCTACTGTGCTGTCCCAAGACAAAGAGTGGTTTAGTAATAATACTATCACAAAAGAACAGCACGATGAATGGAAAAAGTGGTTTATTACCGAGGCCAAAAAAACATTTAGGATGAACAAGAAACTAGTAGAACGTGAATTTCAGTGGTTTAGCTTGTCGTATGGGTTACGTGACTCCGATCCTATAAAATAATTAATTTTTAAAACTGCTGCGAGTTCTCGTAGTAAATATTACATGGCAGAAATAAAATTGGAGTTCACTCCTAGAAAACAGCAGGAAGAAATACTTCAGTTTACCAAAGATTCCATTGCAGATGGCAAAAAATTCGTAATGATTGATGCGCCTACCGGAGTAGGAAAATCTTATGCTGCTATCATGATCGCCGAGTGGTATCGACGTGAAATCAATAAGAGATCACGTGTTGATATTATTACCAACACCAAACTCTTACAGGATCAATACGTTAGAGACTTCAGTTTTGCAGCAAATCTAAAGGGTAAAAACAACTATTGGTGTCGCCGTCAAAACATGGGTTGTGGTGATGCACAAATCCTAAATAAATCTACTGAAAAGAAATGTGAAGCATGTCCGCATAAGATTGCACAAGGTTATTTTCTTAAAAACCCACTCAGTTTAACTAACTTCCATCTTATCACTTCGTATGCAATGTATTCGCCAGACATGATGGTGGAACGCAACTCTAAATTATTAATTATTGACGAAGCTCATTCTTTTGAAGAGGCATTTTGTGATTTTATCGCATCCTCTTTTTCTGAACGAAGCCTAAAAGCTCTCGATATTTGGCAAAACTGGATGGAACGTGATCTAGATGGTATTACTTCAATTCGAGAACTTTCCGAATATGTTGCTAGAGTAATTGTGCCGTTATTAGATTCAAAAGCTTCAACTCTTTTAGAAGAGGCAAAGGACACTAGAGGTCGAGCTAAAAAGCTTGACCTAATTAAAAAGGCAGATCATGCAGATAAATCAATGTGTAAATATAATCGATTTATCAACGATCATAAAAAC